CGGTCCTGGGTCCGTTGCTACAAAACAACGTCTTTGGGAGAAGTTTCATTGGTCTAACGTGAGTTCAAACATCACAAGAACATACCCTTTGGATGAGTATTTTTACTCATCGATGGGGCATGTCTGTGATGAGTTACGCTCAATATTGAGCATGACTGAACGAGACCTTCCTGCACGAGTTATACTCGTGCCGAAGGACTCGCGCGGGCCTCGACTCATTTCTTGCGAACCCGTTGATTATCAATGGATTCAGCAAGGGCTGGGTCGCGCCATTGTCGACTTGGTAGAAGCGCATCCCATTACAAAATGGAATGTCCATTTTACCGACCAGGTACCGAACAGGTGTGGAGCTTTATTAGGCTCGAAAACCTCTTCGTATGCGACCTTAGACTTAAAAGAAGCCTCTGATCGCATTTCACTTAGTCTAGTTCGTCTGCTCTTTCCTGCGCATATATATATATGCCTCGAGAGTTGCAGATCTTCTTCTACTGAGCTGCCCAGTGGTGATCTTTTAAACCTAAAGAAGTTCGCTCCAATGGGAAGCAGTTTATGCTTCCCAATATTGGCGCTTACTATTTGGGCGATCCTCACTGCCTCAGCTCCCGACGAGTATACGCGTGAGCGTATACTTGTGTATGGCGATGATGTTATCGTACCCACCACGTTTGTGGAAGACGCGATAATCAGACTCGAATCATTTGGTTTACTTGTAAACCGTGATAAGAGCTGTACCAGTGGATTCTTTAGAGAATCATGTGGCAAGGATGCCTTCCATGGCATCGACGTCACTCCTGTACGTTTACGTACAGTCTGGTCACCATCCCCTTCGCCTAATGTTTATACCTCTTGGATTGCGTATGCAAATTCCTTGAGACGTAAACAGTACTACACCACCTACGAGAGAATCGCAGGGGCATTACACCATATATATGGTGAAATACCAGCTACGGACATGTGTTTAACCTGTCCAAGCCTTGATGATGTACCTGACAAACTCCGGCCGCAGCACCAGCGGACTAATCACGACCTCCAAAAGAGGGAATGGTTAGTTCGCGATGTTGTTTCCCCGATAATCCATAAAGAGATAAATGGTTGGGAGATGTTGCTCAGATATTTTTCTGAGTCATCTCCTAATCATGATGCTCTTGATTATCGCGATGCAAGACATGGAACTTATGAACCGTGTCGACCATCGTCAGTTAGTTCGTACACACGTCGAGACACGACAGTCTTCAAGCGAGTATGGAGGGGAGCTGAAAAGCTCCCATCATATTCATGAAAACTGTAATGAAACGATGGCGATGACCCCCCACCTTAGTGGGGGTCGGAATGCGTCCTTTCACAGCGAAAGCTGCTTCGGGCGTGTTCTAAAAGGAAACATAATAGTTTCCTGGCTAGGATTGGCGACTGGGGGTAGAAATACTTCCACTTCGCAGAG